GTAGAAACGGAATTGCCGCAGGTTTAAACGTTAGAGGAGGAGGTATATTCTTTTCATTCGGTAGAGCTTTGAACTACGCTGTTTATGATAATATAACTCAAGCCTGGGTTAAGACAGCAGTCTACGATTCTTATGTAGGAACATCAGCTGTAGATACTTTTGTTAGTGAATATGCAACAGCAGTAAATACATACCCAGATGCTATTCATATTGTTGCCGGTTCACACAGAGACAGCAATCACACCACAGCTCAGTATAATATACTCAGAGACTTAGGAGCACCGGGTAATGTAGATTCTATTATTGGATTTTCTTCTCCGGAATGGATTTTAGTAGGAAAACCAGGACTAGGAGCCGGTAATGCTTATGGATGGGCTTTTCAAAACTACCCTACAAACTCCGATTTCGTTGCACATTTAAACTTTGGTTTGCCGATTTACGGTACAAAAGATAACTACTTTAAGTTTGATGGTACGAATGATTACGTAGTATTAAATTCATTTGTTAACCAACCCACAACTCAGATAACCTGCGAGGCTTGGATTAAACCAACAAAAGGATCTATTGGAGGAACACAGAGAGGTGGAGCAATATCAGCAGGTAATAGTATGTACTTAGGTATTATTGATTCAGTAGACGGAGGTAATACTTTTGCTATGCACTGGGCAAACCAAACAACAAATAGTAGACTTTATAACTGGAATGGAAGCATACCTAATAATGCTTGGACTCACATTGCAGGTACATACGACGGTTCAACCTCTAGAGCATATGTTAACGGAGTTGAAATTTGGTCTACCCCTCAAACAGGTAACATTCCTTCTTCTACCTACTACTTAGGAACGTATGGAGGAACAATTGTAGACGGAACACATAACTTCCAAGGCCATATCAGTAATGCAAAAATCTACAATCGAGGACTTTCTGGAGCAGAAATACTACAAAATTACCAATCTCTTAGAAAACGTTTTGGCGTTTAACTTGGCTTTTTAAATAAAAGTTATTATATTAATATAAATGATTTATAATCTAGCTAAATTAGTTTTAGAACGAGGAGGTAGTATTACTCCGTTACTTATATCATCCGAACATACTAATGGAACAGGATTGTGTAATCCTTCTATTTTTGTAGATGGAGAAAATACATTATTGATTCTTCGTCATGTAGGGTATAATCTATACCATTCAGAGTTCCAACAAAAATTTCAAGGACGTTGGGGACCATTGTCTTACTTACACCCAGAAAATGACCGTACTTTAAGAACAATTAATTACTTCTGTACATTAAACAAAGACCTGTCCATCCAACAATACATTAACGTTGATACTAGCGACTTTGACATTCCTCCAGTTTGGGAATTTATTGGCTTAGAAGATGCCCGAATTGTAAAATGGGATGATAAATACTTTATTTGTGGTGTTAGAAGAGATACTAAACCTAACGGAGAAGGTAGAATGGAACTCTCAGAAATTAAAATCTTAAAAGATAAAGTTAAAGAAGTAAATAGATACAGGATCCAACCCCCAAACGATCCTAATTCATACTGTGAAAAAAACTGGATGCCTATTAACGATATGCCTTTTCATTTTGTTAAATGGACTAATCCAACAGAGGTAGTAAAAGTAGATTTAAAAACACAATCAAGTGAAACTGTTGCTTTAGTTCCTCAAACTATTAAAACCGAACAGGAAATGCGAGGAGGTTCAAACGTAATTAACTGGGGAGAATATAGGTTAGGAATTATTCACGAATGTACTTTTTGGTACAATGAAGGAAATAATAAAGATTCAATTTACACTCATAGATTACTCTTATGGGATAAAGATTGGAACTTAGTTAAATATTCAGATGAAATAAATTTTATGGGCACTCAGATTGAGTTTGTGTGTGGTGCAGCTGAAATAAACGGAGATTTAGTTATTACATACGGATATCAAGACAATGCAGCTTTTGCTTTAACAGTACCTAAAGACTTAGTGGAGGAATTATTAAACTATGAAAAATAAAATACACGATTATATTTTTGACCCCCATAACCCTAAAATAAATTTTGAAGTAGCATACAGTTATGATGTTGAAGGTCACATAGCCGCTGCTTTGTCTTTTTATCTTCGAGCTGCTGAATTATCTAACAATAAAGATTTGATATATGAAAGTCTTATAAGAGCAGGGTTAGGTTTTAAAAAACAAGGTGGAAGATTATTTTCAGCTAAAAGCCTACTGTATCACGCTATTAATACTCGACCAAACCGACCTGAAGCATATTGGGTTTTAAGTCAACTTTATGAGCAAGGAGGTGAGTGGCATGAAGCTCACAATGCAATTTGTCTTGCAGAAGCGTTTCTTAAAAATAAAAAACCAACCATAACCAATATTGGATACGAAGGAGATTATGTTACTATTTTTCAAAAAGCAGTTACAATCTGGTACGTTGGGGGAAGAGATGATGCCCGTAAGATGTTTAATGAGTTATTAACTAAATATAAAATGACTCCGGCATACATTGCAGATACTAAGAAAAACATAGAAACGATAAAAGGCTAGTAACTTTATTACAAAATTAATATATTTATATAAAATAAAATTTATGGAAACAACAAAATTAACAATTGAAGAAGTTGAACAACTTCAAGCAGTTCAGCAAAAGTATAATGCTGTAATTAATGAATTAGGAAACATTGAACTTACTAAAATCAATTTAGAGTCTCGTAAAGAAGAAGTTCTTACTTTTCTTAGCGAATTGAAAACTGAAGAACAAACTATTGGTAAAGAATTAAACGAAAAGTATGGTGTAGGAACTATCAATCTTGAAAAAGGTGAATTCACTGCTTCCCCTAATGTAGCTGAATAGCATTTTATAGATTCTTTCCCATATTTATTACTAGAAACAATCTAATAAAATGGCAGAAGTACTATTATCTCCGGGTGTATCATTGAGAGAAAACGACACCTCTCAAATAACTTCAGGCCCTATTACAGCAGGATTAGCTTTAATAGGCCCTACTGTTAAAGGTCGTGTTAATATTCCAACTCTTGTAACAACTTACAGCGATTTCCAAAGTAAATTTGGAGATTTATTTGAAAGCGCATCAGCTAACTATGAATTTTTAACTTCTATAGCTGCTTACAACTACTTCCAACAAGGTGGTGAAAGTGTATTAGTAACTAGAGTTACCTCTGGTTCATACTCTTCTGCTACTTCTAGTATTGGTAACCAAGTTCCAGCAACAAATGGAGCTTACGCTAGTAGCAGCTTTACGTTAAACTTTTATCAAGACTTAACAGCTGTTCCTTCAAGTGAAGTAACTCCAAACTTCCAAACAAACTTTGTGTTTGGAAATTCTTGGTATAAATTCATAGCTGTAAACACTTCAGGAAGTGGAATAGTTCCTCAAGATGATACTGACGGGTTAGTTTACTTCTACACTTGGAACAGTGGATCTGACAGTAGAGCTACATTGAACCAAAGTCTTCAAACTAAAATGAATACTGTTTTAGGTTCGAGCGGTGCTGGTTTATTTACAGTTAACTATAATTCTGGTAATAACACTATTGCATTAACTGCTTCGCTTCAAGGAGCTGCTTATAACGGAGCTTATGTTACATTAGATGATCCTGTTCCTTATTATGATGCTAATTATGCTCTTATCGGCTATGTAGATAGTGGTACAGGCTTATTAGGAACTTTAGCAAACGGTGCTAATGGAAATCCAGGATATGCATTTACTTTAGAAACTATTTCTGAAGGAATTATCATGAACAACAACCAAGGATCTCAAACAAACGGTTCCTTAATAAGTGGTAGTGCAGATAACGTAAGATGGCAGATTGTTAGTCCTGATACAGCTAGTGGTACATTTACATTATTGATTCGTCAAGGTAATGATACAACAACAAATCCTAACGTATTAGAAAGCTTTACTAACGTAAGTTTAGATCCTAACCAAGCTAATTACATTGAAGCAGTAGTAGGTAACTACAGCCAAACCGTAGCTTATGATAGCTCAACAGGCCAATACTACATTCAAAATAGTGGATCATATGCTAATGCTTCTCGCTATGTACGAGTAAAAGAAGTATTAACACCAACTTATAACTATTTCAACAATAATGGTGTTGCAAAAACTCAATACTACAATTCAATTCCAACAGCTGGATCAGGTAGTTTTGGTGGAGCTATAGGAGATGACTTAAATTATGTAACTAACTTATATCAAAACATTAGCACAGTTACTCAAGGATTAGTAGCATCTGACTATACTATAGTTGATGATATTTTAGCTAATCCAGATGAATACAACTTCTCTTTAATTTCAGCTCCTGGTATTACACAACAATATCATTCAACCGTAGTATCTCAATACATTACTATGGCTGAAGAAAGAGGTGATTGTTTCTATATTACTGATTTAACAGGATATGGAGCTACAATTAGTACTCCTGGTATTTTAGCTAACCAATTAAATACAAACTATGCTGCTGCTTACTGGCCTTGGGTTCAAGTATTAAGTGCTGCTACAGGTAAGTTAGTATGGGTTCCAGCTTCAACAGTAATGCCTGGTGTTTATGCATTTAACGACCGAGTAAGTGCTGAATGGTTCGCTCCGGCTGGTTTAAACAGAGGTGGTGTTGGTGGTGCTTTACAAGCTGAAAGAAAATTAGGCACAAACGATCGCGATACTTTATATCAAAATAAAGTTAACCCAATTGCTAGTTTCCCTGGTGTTGGTTTAGTAGCTTATGGTCAGAAAACATTACAGACTAAAGCTTCAGCTCTTGATCGTATTAACGTTCGTCGTTTGTTGATTAACTTAAAGAGATATGTTAGAGCAGTTGCTGAAAGCTTGTTGTTCGAACAAAACACTTTAACTACAAGAAATAACTTCGTTTCACAAGTTAACCCATACATGGAATCAGTGCAACAAAGACAAGGTCTTTATGCATATAAGGTAGTAATGGATGACAGTAACAACACTCCTGACGTAATTGACAGAAACCAATTGGTAGGAGCTATTTACATTCAACCTGCTAAAACAGTTGAATTTATCTACATTACCTTTAACATTACCCCAACTGGTGTGACTTTTGGAGCTTAACATATTTATAACAAGATAAAAACATAAGACAATGCCAGTATTAAACCCTAACGAAATAATGTTTACAGCTTTTGAACCAAAAGTTCAAAACCGCTTTTTAATGACTATTCAAGGTGTTCCTGCTTACTTAGTTCATAAAGTAAAATTCCCTGATATTAACTTAAATTCAATTAAAGTTGATCATATTAACGTATATCGTAAAGTTAAGGGAAAAGCTGAGTGGCAAGACATGACAATGAATCTTTATGATCCTGTAACACCTTCAGGTGAACAGGTAGTAATGGAATGGATTCGTCTATCACACGAATCAGTAACAGGTCGTGATGGCTACTCAGATTTCTACAAGAAAGACATCACATTAAGTGAATTAGGTCCTGTAGGTGATGTTGTAGGTGAATGGATCATTAAAGGTGCATTTATTAAACAAGCCAATTTTGGTGATGGTGATTGGAGTCAAGGTGAATCGTTAAAAGACATTCAATTAACTCTCGCTATGGATTATTGCATCCTGAACTACTAAAAAATATATACTTAAAAGGTACAAAGGAAGTC